TAATTCATTCCAGCAACAATGATGAGCGAAAAGGCAGATTTGGATCTCTCAGCTATTTGCATAGCTAAGCTGTACCCCGCATCTTTACCATCTCCAGGCTGGTTTAACCCACCAAAACATACTGGTTTGCCATTACGAACCACTACATAGCCTATAGAATTGGTTAAGTTCTCCGTTTGGTCGGTGTAATTATGCTGTTCACGTGCATACTTCACCAGGCTTTCACCCAGATATTGAAGCATGAGCAGAATAGCATTATTGAGCTGTTCCTGAAAGGCTTCCACCTTTGCACTAACATCACCAGAATCAAACTTTGCACTTATCCCCATAACTCTATGTATCTCCTATTGAGATTATCAATACCCTGAATAGTGAACTCATCACAGCTACCATCCTCACAAGTGATCTGTACCTGAGCATTCAGCTCCAGTGTACCATTGAAGTGCTTAGGAATAAACACATCATAGGTATAGGCGTGCATTTGCCCATCAGTACCGATCTTTTGTTTGGCTGGGATCTGTTTATCTATTTGGCACTCGCAACCTGGGAGCCAATCACCATCAGCACCAGCGGTATAAAAACCGTTGGCTCCTTTGGTTAGCTCACCAAGTTGTTTGTACTTAAATGTTCCGTTGTACCTGCTCATAGTTACCACATGTTAGAGCCATCTGAAACAGAGGACACTCGAACAAATTCCGAAGCTTCCAAACCATTCTCAGCGCAAAGCTCCTGGATACGTTGCTCCAGGTTCTCAGCACTGTAACCCTGAGAGGATTTACCCAGGCTATCACTGGTTAACACAATCATCTTTTTGAGTACCTTTATAGCAGCCAGGGCGATAGAACGTTTATCGGTTTCTGGTGCATACTCTCCAGCAAGATCTGTTATGCCAGCATCAGCAAGGGCTTTCCTTATCGTAAGGCTACTGGGGGTGTATGGTTCCAACTCCCCCAGTAGTGCATCGTATTTTGTCAAAGTATCCATACCCGTTACTCTTTACAAAGAATTTCAGTGAGAGCCTGAGTTTGTTCCTCAGTAAATTCACCAAGTTTCTTGTTAATTGAAGTTGCTCCAGCATTAGGGGCTACTGTGATACCCATAGAGATAAAAGCATCTTTCACCTGCTTTAGATCATACTCCTTTTCCTTGAATGTGATCTTTGCATCTACTGTAGCTTTCGGATCAATAGAGGTAAGCACACAAAGTTTACGAGAAATAAGATCATTAACACGATCAAGATCATCGGTCTCAAAGGTTTCGCCTTTCTTGTAAACAGTACCAGAAACTTTGCACTGCAAACCGTTTGAATCAATTACTTTTAGTTCCATGATTATCCGATTTGAGTACCAGCAATACCATTGTATTCTGATAAGGTTACATAAGAACGAGCGTTGCCATCAGCATCAGCAGGGATAGTCTTTTCAGAGAATCCTCTAACCTGGAAGCAAACAATAGCGTTGATCTCATTGATTACAGGAATCAAACGAGCAGAACCCTGAGTATATTCACCAGCTTTTTGACCAGTAGATTCACCTGTACGCCATTTAGCAATACGGATACCGTTGCCAGCATCAATGTAATCCACAGTCTTTTCTTCCATCAACTGGCTATCTTCAATGGCAGGCTGGATAAATCCAATCTTACCAGCAGGTTTGAACACAATCATGTTGTGATTCCACGGATCCAGAGTAGAGCGTTCTCCATCTTTCTCAACAGCCATTAACCTGGTGATTTCTCTCACCTGAGGCAAACCGTTAGAGGTAAACAGAGTGTTCAACTGGTCGATACTTGCAATGTTTGCAGATTTATCGTTACCATACACAGCTTTACGAATCTGGAGATCTTGACGGATGAAAGAGATAAGCTCAGGAGCCATACACATCTCATCAAATACAACACCCTTGTTTTTGAAAAGGGTAACAATCTGAGTAAGGGTGAGGATAATATCCAGATTCCCAGCTTTTGAATTGGCGGTATTCCAAAGCATAGCAGAAACAAGCTTATTAGCCTTATCCATCAAATAATCAATCTCAAATTCACGTCCACCAGGGTTGTTGATCGCTGGTACAAATTTGGTAATACCAAAGTTTGAAAGTGAGTTAAGTATCATATAATCCGCAACGTCCTTACATCCCAGGAATGCGTTTTGAACATCATCACGCAAAGTCTTTTCGATTTGCTGTACCTTTTGTCCCTCAGTCAAGAACGGAGACTTATAAACCTCCATCAACTTACGGTAAGTAGCAGCCTTCATGAAGAACTTATGACCGACACGGGGGATCTCTTCGTTCCAGATGTCGAAACCATCAGAACGCCTCAAAGGAGTAGGAGATTCATCACCAATAACAGTAGCCATCACACGGAGGTGATACTTACCCATAACTCCCTCAGCTCTCAGAGATAACTGAGGTACTTCCCAATCAAACCACTCATCAGCGTAGGTTTTTTGGAATAGTGTAACCCCCCTTTCAGAAGCCTTATCAAAGGTTTTCTTCCAGGTTGCTAAAAAATCCAGGGGCTTTCCATCTTTGTGCAAGCCCACAAATGTTGAATAAATTGATTCCATTTCTTACCTCCTCTTAAAATGATTGGGATAATTTAATGTGGGGGTTCGCTTTCAGATACCTGGTAGTTGTATCTTTCTGACTTACTGGAATCGGCAAAACTCGCCTCTCAAATAGAGCATATCCCAGGGTATCATCTGTTACATCAACAGGAGTTTCATATTCACGTACCGTAACATCCTCAATAGTGAGGGCGTTTGCATTGCCAATAATAGCAGCATTGTTAGATCCATCCGCTACAACCTGAATGATAATATTATCCACAGCTAAGCCTGTAATGGCTGCCGAAAGAGTAATTTTATACTCATTGTCCGTTTTGTCAATTTTAACAATAGATGGAGCAGCAGCATAAGTACCAGATACTGTAGCTAAGACTTTGTCACCAACAGCAAAAACTGGTTGGTAGTAATCACTTGTAACCAAAGTGATAATCTTTGCATCATCAGCATCAATTACTTTCACTTTTGCAGTCTTTAGGATCTGCACTAATCGGGTTTGTTCGTCAAAGATTGCCAGGGTTCCAGCAGGGATAAGATCACCAACAGCGAAATTCTGCTTAGCAATACCCAAATTGAAACCACCAGGGACAATGTTCGGACTTCCCGAAAAGATAGGGCGTTCGCCCACGAATGAAGTTCTTTTCGCTTTCATTGTTTTGATTATTATTTAACTGTGATTGATTCCAACAAAGAATCGGCTGCCTCATCAATAGCCTTTTCATTTGTTGCTTTTGCACCCTCAGCATCAGCAGGCATAAGGTTTTGAGTGATAAGATCCTGTTTGATTGATGCCATGTAGGTATCAGGATCCTCATCATCAGGCACAGATAACCCCTTTGTTCTCCACTCTGGGATTTTGTGTTTGGAAATAGCAGCTTGAACAGCAGCAGCACGGGCATTTTTTACCTGATCTGCATCTAACTTAGCCAGTTTTTCCTCCAATGCCTTAATACGAGCATCTTTCTCATCCTCTGGTTCTTTAGGTTCCTTGGGATCCTTTGTATCTTTCGGTTCCTTTGGTTCTTTTGGATCTTTAGGATCTTTTTTGTTCGCCCATCTGGTTGCTTCACCCTGTGTTTCCACAGATACCTCAGCAATCTGATTTGCTATAGCCTCAATTGCTGTTTCATCAGTCGAATCATCCTCAATACTGCCACCCATTTTTTCGGTTATCGCTTTGAGGTACTTCTCTGAGAGACCAGTGTCTTTGCACTTAGCCTTTACTTTGTCAAAGAGTGTCTTATTCATTGTCCTATAAAAAATTTGGTTTATGTGCAAAAATAATCATTTTATCTTAAATGCGTTTGGCGAACACACATTTTTTTCTTATAAAAAACACCTATTCATAAGCTTTTAAATACACCTAGTGAATTTACCTATTAAAATATTTGCTTTTTTATTTGTTATATTACATAGAACATATTATATTTGCCATGTGTTTGACAAACACACTTATTAAATGTAACACTAAAATTTATGGCAATGAAAGCAATGAGAACAATGATTACTATTATAAATAATAGAATCGATTTAGAAAAAGAAGATCAGGAACATCTAAAAACCTGCCAGATAGCTAGCAATGTCTATTTAACAAGTAAAACACCAGAGGAAACAAAATATGTTCTTTATGGAATTGGATATAATTCAGACGAGGTGCTTGTTTCAACACTTGAAAGAGAGTGCTATGATACACTAAAATCAAACAAAGCAATCGTTTTTAATAATTAATCAGGATGGTAATACATCCACAAAGCAACATCATTATGGCAAATTTAATTTTAGAAGTAAAGCTGCTTAAAAACGGCTTTCAGTACACAGTTAAAGATGGAGATACCATCATAGACACCAGAAAGAGCAACAGAGAGTATGTAGCAGCCTCTCTATATTTCCATCCATCTACCCCAGATAGATACCTTAGACCTTTATACCACAGCCGTATGGATCTTATTGGCAAAGGAGATGGAGTGAGATTCTCAAAAAACGGATACCAGTATAAAGTAGCAACCATTCAAAAGTAGCATCATGAAACGAAATCCCATTAAAATAAGCAGAGAAAAAGCTATTCAGTTAGCAATGAATACAAATTGTATTTCACGTGAGATAGCTGAACGCTATACAGATAGCGAACTAAAGGAGGTTTTAAAGCTCCTTAAACTAAAAGCGGATTTTTAACCAGCCTCATGGCTAAATGCAACACGTTATGGAAATAAATAAAAAAATGTTATTCACTTTCGCAATCGAATACGGTTGCGAGTATAAAAAAGCATCAGCCGTTGCTGTTGATTGGAATCAAGCACTCATAAAGGTTCTCCAATCTGAGGAGTATAAAGATACTTCAATTTCGATGGTGGAAGCTCTTTCTATGAAAGAGGCAAATCAAGAAAACATTGATAATTATAATACAGTTTATAAAAACAAACCGACATATATAAGACTTCTACAGCACGATAAAAGCGATGGGATCCGTATTGGTGCATCAAGCTGTATTTTCGGAGATTTAGATAAAGCCGAAAAGGATTGCATAGACACATACGAAAAGGAATGTTCCTGGTGTGGAGGTTTTAAGTCCGCTTGTGAAAAATACTATAAGCGTATCGCCCTGGTGGATGCGGACACACTGGAGGTAGTCAGAGTTATTTATGATGAGAAATAAGGAGGTAACTGTGGGAATTATTAAAGATGCTATTATGGAAACTCTACAAGAGCAGGGTATGCAGGCAGATATGAGAACTGCAACGGAGATAACAAACTATTTCAAAGGCGTTTTCCCAGAATATCCAGCCCTGGGAGACTTTGCCCTATTCGGTGCTGGAGTGAATGCAACCCCTTATAAATAACACTATGTTTGGAATTGACTTTTACCCAACCCCTAATGAGGTTATTAAGCAAATGCTATCAGGAGTGATGATAGCAGGTAGAACAGTGCTGGAACCCAGTGCTGGTAAAGGCAATATTGTTGATTATTGCAAAGAGCTTGGCGCTAACGTTGTAGCCTGTGAGATTGATGCTAACCTTAGAAAGATACTTTCAGATAAGTGCCATATAATTGAATCTGATTTCTTGGAACTTACACCTGAAAGGGTTTCTCATGTTGATTTTATTATTATGAACCCTCCATTCAGTAGCCAGGAAAAACATATTTTGCACGCCTGGGATATTGCCCCAGCTGGCTGCCAGGTAATAAGCCTATGTAATGCTACAATGCTTGAAAATAGATATTCAAGGCAGCGGACTGAGGTTGATAGTCTCGTTAAGAGCTATGGCAGATCGGATAATTTTGGCAGTTGCTTTGATTCTGCTGAACGCACTACAGGTATTCCTATCGGCTGTGTATGGCTTCATAAACCTGGAACTGGAGAGAGTGAATTTGAGGGCTATTTTGATCTGTATGATTACGAGCAGGACGAAATAAACGGATCTGGAGTAGTTCGGTATGATTTTGTACAGGATATTGTTTCACGATATATAAAAGCTGTCAGCATGTTTGATGAAGTAGAAGCTTCAAACGCTCGCATTAACCAGGCAATAAAAGGAGTAGTTGAAGGCTTCAATATTTCTTTTGGTGCTAAAGTATCTGGTCATAACAACGAATATAAAACGATTGATCGGCAAACATTTAAAAAGGAACTTCAAAAAGCAGCCTGGAAAAGGCTTTTTGATTTAATGAAGATGGATAAGTATGTTACTACTGGTGTTATGGCAAACATAAATAAGTTTGTAGAGCAGCAGGTTCACGTTCCGTTTACGGTTAGAAATGTGTATCTCATGGTGCAAATGATAGTTGGAACTCATGGGCAAAGGATGGATAGCGTTATTGTTGAAGCATTTGAAAAGATATGTTCATTCTCGTATGAAAATAGCACAGCTGGAAAGGGATGGAGAACTAATACAGATTTTACAATAAATAAAAAATTCATTCTACCATATATGTGCGATTATGATAGCCGTTGGAAAAGTGATAGGGTGAACATACGTTATGAATCAGGTAATAAGCTGGATGATATAGTAAAAGCTTTATGCTATATGACAGGACAACAATTTGATTCAAATTGGGATGCTTCCTTAAAAGGATTTTTCAATAAGAATAATATCCCGTATGGTGAATGGGTTGAATGGACTTTCTTTCGTGTGAAAGGTTTCAAAAAGGGAACTATGCACTTTGAATTTTTGGATGAAAATCTTTGGTGTACATTCAACCAGCGTGTAGCTAAAATTAAGGGATGGAGTAATATGGTTACTCACTCTAAAAAGAAACGTTCTAAGAAAAAATAAATGCTATGGATAGTGTAAAGTGCATTACGTTTGATAAAAATGCTTATGATTCAACTAAATAATAAATAATTGAAAGGAGAAAATATGGAAAAAGAAACTATTGCAAGATTGTTCTCATTGCTGAACGCTCGACAAAAACACGAAGAATCAGCAGATTTTATAGTCAATACTATAAGAAAGTGTCAAAAGAAAAATGGCTTTTTATGTGACTCTTGTGAGCAATACAACAAATGTAAAAATTTAAACGATCTAGCGTCACGTAACAGAGAGATCGGAATTAAACTTTAAATAAACAATATGGAAGCATTAAGTGAAGAAAAGCAATATCAGTATCTATCAACGCTAACACACTACGCTGATCTGGCTGATAGACGTGCCCAAGAAAACGAGTATGAAGTGTTAGTTATGAGATTAATGAAATCATTAGGAATAGTGCCATATAAAGATGGCAATCAATGGTGTGCCCTATACGGCGAAGATTTACAGAGTGGAATTGCTGGGTTTGGGAATACCCCATTTTTGGCAATGGCGGATTTAAGAGATCAATTAAATAAATCATAATTAATCATAGATGAATAAAAATTATATAGAGCTTTTTAAACAAGCTATAAAAGATAAAGGAAGTATCCTGTTGAATGCAGAAGATTATCATTATGGTGACTTTATCATCCCTTTTGCAGCGGACTTTTTAGGTATTCCTGTTGAAAGGCAAATATGCCGGGTTGTTCAGATACGCAAAGAAGCGGGGCAATTTGGCAGTGATAAATTCTTTGTAAGACATGCGGATAGAAGCCTGCTTGTGTGGGAAAACCAGCACTTTTATAAGGTGAAAGAAAAGTATATCAGTCAGATTGAGACAGTGTACAATCAACATGACGCGATAGAAGTGGACGATGATAAGCCGGATGTTGGATATAGAGGCGTAGGAGAAGAGGATTTTGTCTTGGGCTTTATCGTTCCGTCGCCATATCCGGCAGACCATGTTACACCGATGAAGGCTGTACAGGCAGGAATCAAGGAGAAAATTAGTGAGATTATTAATTCATAAATAATCAAAAAACAAATAAATGGGATCATTTATAGCTAAACAGCCAAATGGGCTGTATTGCCGTTTTAGCACAGTCGTAGACACCATAACTCACTACAACATGACTTTTGAAGATTATGTCAATGATGTTCAAATGATCCATTATGGTAGAAACAGGAAGTGCGCTGAGATAGAAGCAAGGAATACTATTGAGCATTACTTGAAGCCATTTCAAGATGTAATTGATAGATTTGTTCCAAACAACCAAACTACAAAGGAGTTTAGAAATCTTCTTGAAAAAATGGGACATATAGAAAAGTTTAACGGAAAAGCGATCTACAACCCTAGCGGTAAGGCATGTGAATACAGCCATTGGGCTTGTAATTTTTATGTAGGATGTTCTAATATGTGTGAGTATTGCTATTGCAAAAAAGGAATTCTCAACAATGTTATGGGGATGGATAAACCCCAGCTTAAGAAGTGTTTTAAAGATGAGACTGAGGCTCTGGAGTGCTTTAAAAAAGAACTTACGCAGAATGTATCGGAGATCAGAAAGCACGGGCTATTCTTTAGCTTTACTACAGATCCAATGCTGGAGGAAACACATAAACTCACTTGGGAGGCTGCTTGCTTTGCTATGGAAAACAATGTTCCTGTTAAGATCCTTACAAAGTGTGTGGGCAAATGGGTGGATCAACTATGCACTCAGGTTCATTCATCCTGGAAGAAATTTTTAGCTATAGGATTTACACTTACTGGGCATGATGAGCTTGAGGGTAATTCTGCTACATCAATGGATCGAATCAGAGCAATGGTGGATTTACATAAAGCTGGATATAAAACTTTTGCATCTATTGAGCCAGTTGTGGACTTTGTAAGTGCTTATTCAATGATTAATCTCTCACGTGGGGCATGCGATCTATACAAAATAGGGTTGATGTCTGGTAAAAGATACAACGCTCAGGAGAAAGGAGATGCAGAGTGTTTCCTGGAAATGATAAAACAGCATGATAGAAGCCGCTTCTATTTAAAAGATACGTTGATAACGCTGCTAAAACTGGATCGGGATAATCTACCTGGTAATTTTGTAAGACGGGATTATAATCTGTTCTCTGACTATGAGGTTTGCACTGAGAAATAGAACCAAATTGATCCAGGCTTTCGGAGAGGATGAGTATAATAGGATCCTCTCCAGCCTCAAACAGTATGCACAGGTGAGAGATGCACCAGAAACAACCTCTCTGGACAACGTAAAGTATCCTATTTTGAGCGTTCGTTCACCAGGTGAAAAGATCTACCAGTTTGCTGTATTGGGATCAAAATGGGATGTTATCCACGTTGCTTTCTATGGTACTGTAAAAGAATAAAGAGGGGGAAACAGTTGGCAGCAAAGCGTATGAGTGGAATGTGGCTGGTAGATCACACCATTGAGCTGTAAAACATCGCACCCTGTTAGACTTGCGGACGTGATCGGTACGTGTACAAGGATCCAACAGTAGCCTGGGAAACCACCACAGCAACAAATCCCCCATTTTATTTGTTTTATGTAATATATTAGCTATATTTGCGTTCAATAAACACACATTGTTATGATTGAAGATAAAGAAATAAAGAATTGCATCCGTGCGATAAAGAAACGCCTGGATGATAAGCGGGTTAATCGCTTATGTAACTCCTCTGTTAAGACAGGATACATAAAGTCCCTGGAGATCCTGGAGAAAAAGATTTGTAACTATGAGGATGCAAATATAAAGGAGCTGCCAACTGTACAAAGCCGCTCAATTGCCACATTGGCTGTTGACTTTCTAAATGGTGAGTGTCCTGAGAGTGTTTTACTGGGTGTGCCAGTTAAAGACCTATAAGATGGATACACAAAAACAACACTTCAAGGTGATTCACATAGAACTAAACGAATCATTCCAGGGTAAAAAGCATTATTATTTTGGTTCTAAAACTGCAATCTATGAGCACTTTACTCATGAGCAGGTAGGTATAAGTCTTGAGAGCCTTTGGAATGTAGATCTGGAAGCTGGAGAGTATAAAAACCGTTTATGTACTATCAGAATTGGCATACTCAGGAGAAAACGCACCCTCAGGGGTAGAAATAAAAGAAAATAGCAATCATGTTAAACCACAAAAAAGATATTCGTCATGGCTAACGATTGGAACAAAGAGGGTTTTTTCTCTGGGATAACAGAGGACTACTCAAATTACAGATGGTACAAAGGAGAGGCTGGAAATCCCTATACAGGCGACAAAGAAAAGCCTCTCGCTGCCAGCTTATGGGAGTACGAAAAAGAGTTTCATTTTAACTACATGGATTCACAAACAGATAAGCCATTGAAAGAGACTTACCAAGAGTGGAAAAAGAGCTTCATTGATGACTATTTACCTGGTAAATCACCAAACCCATACGGAGACACCACCGACTGGGAACAAGTTTTCGAAAATGGTAAAAAGTAGCTTCTGAGCATTGCTTCTATTTATGTTTTGTATCTTTGTGCATTATTAACTCAAAATGATATGAATATGAAATTAAAGAACTTCACGCTATTAGCGTTTGTAGGAGTAGTAATACTCGCTTTGCAAAGCCTTTTCTATGTATTTACCAATGCTGGTGTAATTACATTCAACAGCGATCCCAAAATGATTTTTACGGTATTGAATGTAATCTCATTCATATCGTGGGCATTTATTGCATTATTTTTTTACTCACTATATAAAAATCAAAAGTAAAATGGAAGAAAATGTAAATGATGTTCTTGGAGTACAAGAAACAAAGGAAAATGAAACGGCTGTTGAGTATGTAGATTCATACAGCCATGAGAAAACACTCAGAACAATAGCTACTATTGTTCTATGGGTTGGTATTATTGCAACACTTGTTTGCCTATTCACTATCACATCCACATCCACAGTAAATAAGTGGGGCGATACAGAGAAAGAGTTTAGCATTATAGGATTACTTACATCTATCCTTGTTGGCGTTTCGGGAGTTACCACATGGGCAATCCTAAATGTATTGAGCAATATCTCAATCAACCTGTACAAGATAAAGGATAGCCTGAAAGCTAAATAATATATTTGCCGTTGCTTTCATTATTGCCCTCCTTATTTACGCTAACAAGCCGAAAGATAAGGAGGCGCAATATAAAAATCATTTCAACAAAATGTGTTCACTGAACACATTTTCTCCATTTTTCAAAAAATAATCTACCAAAATGATACAATTTTCAGAAACTCGTTGTACTTTTGCATCGCTAAGTATTTCATCTGGGCAGGTAGCCCGCAATTTTCTGAGGGCTTTTTTTATTGCCTGTTTTTAAAAACATATAATAACGGTAACGTGTACCCCTGTGTATTAGTTGTAATGGCTAATACAGCATTTCTCCCAGAGAAGTACTTAGCAGCAGGAAAGGCACGTTACTCCTTTTTTATAAATACTTATGCTAAGTACTTCCAACACGAACACTACCAGTGTTCAACCTCAGGATGTCATCCTGATCCAATCTCCACGCCCTTCCATCAGGCTCACGGGCAAAGCCAAAAGAATCGCACTACAAGCCAGTGCAAGTTTAAAACAACACGGTACGGAGTTCACAGCCGATGAATTTATGCAATTGGTGCTAATGCCAATGGCTGAAATCGGAGCTGCCATCTTTCTACGTCAAGCAAAGAAAGGAGGCACGCTATGAACAACGCACAAGTATTCCAATACAACGGCAACCCCGTAACTTTCCAGACGGGAGATGCTACCATGGTAAACGCTACGCAAATGGCAAAGCCGTTCGGAGATAGTAAGAGAGCTAAGAACTGGCTCGTACTAAATCAAACCAGTGAATTTCTTGATGTTTTGAGCAAAGGCAGAAATCTTCCTTTGGTTGATTTGGTTCAAGTTACAAAAGGCGGTTCTAATCCTGGCACCTGGATGCACGAAGATGTAGCCATAGAGTTTGCCCGCTGGCTCAGCCCTCAGTTTGCCATCTGGTGCAACGACAGGATAAAGGAACTGATAAAGTACGGAATTACAGCCACGCCACAAACCATTGATAACATACTGGCAGATCCTGGCAATGCCATCAAGGTACTCACCGCCCTGCAAGCCGAACGCAAACGCAACCAACGGCTGGAGGAGGAAAACAAAGGCTACCATGCCGAACACATGCGCCTGCTCAAAGAAAAGTTTCACCATGAGCAGACCATCGACAAGCAGGCAGCCAAAATAAAAGAGCAAAAGCCCAAAGTGGAATATGCCGAAAACGTGCTTTCCAGTGCCGACACCTACACCACCACCCAGATAGCAAAAGAGCTTGGCATGAGTGCCCAGAAGCTCAATGCAACACTTTTTCACCTCGGTATCCAGTTCTTTCAGGGAGGGCAATGGTTCATGTATGCCAAATATCAGGACAAAGGCTACACCAAATCCAAAACCTACACCTACCAGAAAAAGGATGGGCGTGTGGGCACCATGTTAGCCACAGTATGGACGGAGGCAGGCAGGATGTTCATCCACAACCTGATAAAAAAGATGTGATACAGAAAAGGGGAGCCAATCGGTTCCCCTTTTTATATTTCCTCCATTTCTATTACCCAGCCTCTGCCAAACCCGTATTTGCGTTTAGCTTCCTGGTACACGTTTATAACTTTGAATTTGGATCCAGCACGGAACACTATCTCATCCTCACTGGCATAGTGCGAAATGGCTTTTACATCCACGCCCTTTCTGCTCTTGATAACCAACATGAGGTTATCCCCGAATATGGTTGTACGGTCTATATTGGTGGTGGATGAGATAAATGCCTTATTCACGTATTCTTTGCCCGTTTTTAGGCATTCCTGTAGCTCAGACACATATTTATCCAGCTGCATAGTATCGAAGCTTATACCAGAGAATACGGTGCCATTATAACGGGGCATTTTCTCCAGAGCAGCGTTATGGGCTGGATAGTACTTCTGGCATAGTCCTCCATAATCCTCTACTTTGCCAAAATATGAATCGGTGATACCATAGCCATAGTTATTACACCACTTGGATCCGTATGTATATCGGTTAATCAGCCCCAGCTCATCCTCTGAGATACCCGTTTTCTTGGAAAACTCTGAGATCTTATGCTCCTCCATACTGTGTTTCTGGAATTGACCGCCCACAGGAGTACTG